CATTTAGTCCACTCTCTAAAATAGCAAGGTATCTTATGAGCAATACCCTTGTGATATATTTCGTGTGTCATTGTGCTATCAACTGCGATCAATACATCTGGCAATGGGTTATCTCTATAGTAAGCATTACAAGCATATATCTTACCATGTTCTCTTAACTTTGTCAAGTCAAAATCTTTACGACTTTCACCATTACCTATAATAAAAACTTTCTTTGTCATAACTATACCTTGTCTAGGCCATCTTTCTTCAGCAGTAGGAAATCTATCAACAGGTATCATAACATTAGCTACTTTCCATATTATGTAATACCAAGTCTGTTGATTCTTCGTTACAATTAATGTTTGCTACCATATACATTGAGTGTCCTGTGCCACCACGAGCACTTGTAAATACTATATGTTCTTTACAAGTATTTAAATAATATAATCTACCATGTTCAAAATGCAAAATCTTATCATCTAAAATAAAATAATTATATGGTGGATTACATTTATAGATTGGTAAAAACAATCTAAAGGATTTATTTTCTCTTTCATAATGGTCTCTATGAGATGGGAATTGCCCACCAGCATACTTTCTAATAAGATGAGTTCTTCCTAAATGATTTGTGAATTTTGATAATACTGATTCAACATAAGGATAGAAAGGTGTTTTAGTTTTAATATCTGGTTCATCAATATATACATTATGTTCATCATTATATTCCTTTAATGAATCTAAATCTGGTATGCCTGAAAACCCACCATCTAAACTAGTAATACTTAAGCCTTCTCTAGGAATGTTTTTTCTAGGATTATATTGCACCCATTTATCATTATGTAATTTTAAACCTTCTTCAAATTTTTTATAATCTAATTTAAAAGTCAAAGGCAACACGTCACCATATAATGCTATTCTTGTTAATAACTCACTCATATTAAGTAATTCATTATTCCTGTTAATATTATTGCTATACCAAAAGCGTTTAAAACTATTAACGATCTATCGTGCCATAACATACCAACTACAAGCCAACCAACAAGGCCTATAAATTGAAAAAATAAATTATATGGATACATATCTGCACTTGCTGTAGCCATAGCAAATATTAAAAATACAGATGACACCCATTTGATATACCATGATAAATCATATCTTGGTGTAACTTTTTTAAATACTCTGCTACTATTTAATTTAGCAATTTTATCGTCTAGTTTTTCTCTTATTGGTTCAATTGTCATTTAGTATCTTATTTGTTGCTTCAACAAGTTCCTCTGTTGTATATTTACTTTTGTTTTCTTGTAACTTCATTTCATATTTTAAAATGATATTGCTTAATCTTTGAGCAGGCCAGTTCTTTTGTACCATCTCATTTCTTAATTCTCTTATATCTTTCAATAATTCTTCTATCATCTTTTTTTCTTCTTCTTTGTTATGTGTTGATAGTCTAGGTATTGAGAACACCACTCATAAAAACTATCATTATTAGCAGGCCAACATGAGGCAAATGTTTTGTCCTTACGTTGTTGTCTATATTCTTCTCTAACTTCTTCTTCGGTTAGTTTTCGCTCTTCGCTCATACAAACACCTCTTTCATTATAAACTTACACTTTGTTAAGTTGAATTTGATAAACGGATTGAGTTTCTTTAACTTAAATGATTTTTCAGGCCAGATAATAGTTTCTTTAATTTCTTTATCCCAACGTTTAACAAAACCCAACACTTTGTCAAGTATGATAACACTTTGAATTGAAATTTGCTCCGACAACAATAATCGTAACAATCTTGGATGCTGCCCACTATCAACGCTGAAAACATCATCAAACCGAATCCTATCACCATCAATGACATTACGAAGCAATACGCAATCATTTCTAAAATTGTACGTAAATGATTGATTATACTTTCGCCATTTGTTGTATGTAGTTTCGCCATCTGCTCTAACTAAATTGCCTATCCATGTTTTACTATTATGGAAGAAGTTACTTACAAAATATTCTAACATCTCTTCCCTCGTATATTTAGTAGTGAGTTTATGAAAGAAAAACCTATCATTACGTTTTAAAAATGTGTTAAATGATGAATTAACTTTGGCATTGTGCCTGTAAAAATCATAATTATCGGAAGTGAAGTGTAATTTAACAGCCAAATATAATGTATATGCTTCATAACTATTCATATAGGTAAGATCGCTGTGCTTGATTTCTCAACCAAGTTTAAGTTCTCTGCCTCAATTTTTATCTTTTCTTTTAATGATTTGTTTACTAAAGGACCTATTGTTGCTGTATCTATGTCATTGTCTTCACAATATTTTAATACTGCGTCCATGTAACCGATACGCTTTTCTTTTACAATACCTTCAATAATTAAACCAAACTTTTTACTATTCATTAACATTAAAATTTTCTTACTATGTGTTTTCTTAATGCTCTTGTTAGTTCTTCTATTTTATCTATGATACTAATTAAACTAGGATCAGTTATGTATTGACCTTGTTGTTTTAACTTATCATATTCTTTTAATGGTATTGTAACCATTGATTGCTCATTCTCATAAGTCATATCATGCTCATGCGAATCTCTATCGTAATTATCTGCCATAATTTACCTCACTTTATAATAATATTATATCACAATATACTTATTTGTCAAGCCTGTTTCTGTTACTAGGTACAGGCAAACCCTTATAGCAGATTAAGCTGCCATTGCAAAGTTATTATTTGCGTTTATAAATGACTATAGGTAGTCAACCATTTAACTCCAGTATGTTTTATCTGTGAATCGATCCTAACTCTACCCCCTAAATTTCATTGTTTAGATGGTGGAGTAGCCGAGAATTGCACTCGGGTCTTCTCCAGGTATTATCATACCTTCTACGTTAAATTCTATAAATTGAGTCCTGGTCCGTATTTCTCCATGATCTCAGGATTCAATTGTAAATTAAATGTCCTAAAAACTACGCATACGTCTTTGCCAGTAGGTGTGCTAACGGTTGCAAATGTTTCACCGTTTTCTTTGTTTAAATAATAAACTACAATATAAACTACAACACCATCTGGCTTACCACCCTCTTTACCATAACTCATAGAGAGAGGAGTAAAACCGTTATTATATGCCCAGCGATCTATTTCATCAGGAGCTGCACAAACAACTGGTACATTGTCCCAGTAAAAATTGTACTTCTCTTTCTCTTCCTCTGAAAATGATACGCTAGTTAATAATACTAATCCGAGTATAGTTACTAATAGTTTTTTCACTTAACTATTTATACTATTTCTCTCTAAAAAATCCTTTGTGTGCTTATAAAACAGCTCTTGGTGTTTTGCAATGCTTTCGGGACCATGTATCCACTCTTGTACAAAGCCATCTTCACAGGCAGCCAAGACAACCGTTTGCTCTATCTTTTTGTCAGGATAGATTTCTTCAAACATTTTAGCATATGCTGATGTTTGTAAGAAGTTACCATAGTTATAATCTTCATCTCTTTGTTTTGTACTGGTCTTAAAATCAACTACAGATAGTTTGCCTTTATATTCAGCAATACAATCTACTTGACCTGCAACACCGATTTCTTTTGAGTATAGGTATTCCTCTATACAATGTATGTTATCTATTCTAGCAAGATAAGGTTTTATAATTCTAAACAAACCTAGTGGTGTCACAGCTGTGATACCCATAGACTTCTCATCTTGGTTTTTTAAATGATTTTCTATTAGTGTGTGGGTTGCTTTACCTCTATTTGTAGCAGAGGCAGATATGTAGTTAGCCATCTTCTCACCAACTGCATTACGCCAACCTTCTATCTTTACTTTTCTTTCGGGAATCGCACCTAGAATGGAAGTAACAGAAGGCATATTAACACCATCAATGGTATAATATCTAATACCATTTTGATTCTTGCCTTTCACACCTAAAGATTTAGGTAGTTTTTCTTCATTCAGTTTTACATAATTAAACGCCATAATATACCTTCCGTTAAATATTATATAATCATTATATCACGCTTTACAAGATTAGTCAAGCGCCTATGTGCCTTTTGTCATATACATTTGTATAATCTTGTCTTGTTCTATTTTTTTGTCATCATTAAGACGTTCAACAGCTCAACTAGGGTCATACGGTTCGTATACCGTTCTACCCTCATCATTTCTGTATGCTCTTAATACTTGCTTTCTATTTTCTTCAGCATTCTTGTATGAGCAATGTACCCAACCACTATTAGGTTCCTCTGGATTATGAAACTCTAATATCAGCTGGTCAAAGTCTAGGTGATCAATTATATATTTTGCTAGTTCAGCGTTCGGCACTCCGAAGATTTCAAAATCCGCGGCTTGGCCTTTTGCGTGCTGTGATTTCGCACTTGAACCTATTTTTAAACATAGTTCAGGACTTCTATATCCTGAAGATACAGATACCACTTTGCCATAATGATCTCTTACTTTTTGTAGAACATTATCACATAGTTTCTTTAAGTTATCCATATGATCTTCGCTTGGATTATTGCTAATACCATGTCTATCTGCTGTTTGAGAAGCAGTAAGTTCTTTAAGCGAAAAGTTTTTGCTTAGTTGCATTTAGTTTTTCCTTTGCTTTTAGTTTGATTTTCTTTAGGGTCTTCATTTCATACCAACTTTTAAAACTTCTATCATTTCTTCTTAATTTTTCGGCGTCATTTACTGCTCTTTTAAGTTCTTTATGATGAGCTTTCACTTCTAACATTTTTACCCCCTGGTTAGTTTTAACACTTTGTCCATCTGAGCCTTGATGATTGGTCCTCTATTTGGCCAATGTATATAAGGTTCATTAGACTTTGATAAATTGTATAAAAAAGGCAATACAATTTTTTCAATCTCTTTAAATCTCTTTTTTACATCTGCGTCTGCGATCTCTTTATTTACAGATTCTTTTTCTGCTACGATCTGCATAACCTCATTCATAGCTGATTTTATATCAGATACATCTGATTTAATTTTTGCAATTTCTAAATTATCTACTGCTGGTTCTTTTGATTCTTCAGCTGGTTTCTTTGACACAGGAGTAAAACCATAGTCAATATCTGTATCAAAATCTCTCATAAAATCAGGTATATCTGCCATAGTTACTCTCCTTTATTTTTCTTTGCTGTGATTATTGGTTTAGTTACTAATTGATTCATTACCGTTGTCCATGGGTCTAAATTGTAATCTTTCATGGCACAATTTGATAATAATAGTCCTGCACATAATATAGGCAGAATCTTCAAGCAGAAAACTCTGCCTATTAATGATTTGAACAATAAGCGGATTGACTTATTAGACTCTGGTATACGACCGTTGTTGTTCAGTTGCTCGCTTTGTTCTATGTCTATATTATTTATTTTTTGCATTTTGTCTAGCACGGTGTTTTTTAACTACTTGTTCCGTCTTAATCTGTTTAATACTTTTCTTACCATGTTCTTTTGCAAAAGCACTTTGTGGGTGTGCTTCTGCGATTTTAGATTGTACTTCTTTCCATCCTTGGTCACTTCTATAACTCATGCCTGACACACCTGCAACAATATTGATACCTGTAATACGCTGTGATATATGTTTATTCTTTTTTAGATAAGATTCCATTTCTGAAATGCTCATCATTTCAGTAAATTCTTTCTTACTTCGTTTGTTATAAAATGTGTATAGTGGCATTTATTTGAGAGTGAGGTGGTAACATAATTGACTTGTCGCCTCAAGCATATCTTCTAGTATGCTTTTTAAATCGGGACCATCAACCTCTTTGTAAATCTCATTTATCCTGTCTGATGTTTTGCAAACCTCTGAGCAAACTTGTCTGTTGTCAGCATAGTTCATTATACCTGGTCTTAATTCAGCACTAAAGTTTATTCTTTGCTGTGTCTTACCTTGCCATGTTTCAACAAACCTATCATTGAGTTCATTAAACTTTGTGTAAAACTCTCCTAAATTTTCGTGCTCTGAATATGACTTTGTTTGCCAATGATACGCCTGAATATCATTTAAGAAGTTCATATTTGCTTGTATAAAGTTTATTATATTCTGCATTGTATTATTTAGTATTTGCTATATCTACTATCCTCTCTATTAAACTGCCTAGACCATTTTGTCTTTGCATTGTTAAAAGTTCTCTTACTCCTAAAGGTAAAAAGTCTTCTATTGTTAAACTACTTATCTCATCTTTAGGACACCCATTTACAAGGTCAGTTACAAGTTTTGCTGTACCTTTTGTTATAAATGCGTCAGCGTCTATTTTATATATCATTGTATTATCTTCTTTTG